GCTGGAAAAACAATAAGTGCTCAAGCTAAAAAAGATAGAGTAGAAAAATTAAAAACTAAAAAAGAAAAACTGGATGGTGCTGCTAAGAAAGATGTGATGATGGATGAAAATATGTCAGGCGGTGGTAGAAAAAAAGGATCTGCTAGAATGGGCTTTACACAAAACTTCGGTGCAGCTAGACAAAACAGTTATGCAAAAGGAGCTGCAAGAGTAGCTAGCATAATGAGTTTTGGTGCATCTAAAAAGAAAGGTGCAGCTGATAAACAAGAAAAAACACATGTTCATGCTCCTACCCTTGGAAGTTCTAACTTAAGTTTAAATAGTAATATAAAACCTTCAAGTTCTATGCCTGATTTTTCGGCTAGCTTAAACCAAGAAGTGCCAAAAGCACCTACGTTAACAGGGAATAGCTATAAAGGTCACAATAGTGTAAGCGATATTGTTAGTTCACAATCAAGTAATAGAGATTTTTCAAGTCCATCAGCAATGAATTTAAAAGATAATCAAATTTCTAGAAACTCTCAATTTCATTATGATACTGGAAATACCGGTAAAATGACACCAGAAATATCCGCGTCATATGATAAATTTTTAGGAAAAAGTACATATATAAGTTCTAAAGATATGCAAAAAACTAATAAAAATGTTAATTTAAATAACCCTATATACAATTCAAACAAAAAAGCTCAAACAGCTTTTTCAGAAGGTAGAGTTTATAACAACAAGTACGGGTTTTAAATGTCAAGAAAAAAATTCAAAGATACTAAGGTTGGGCGATTTTTAAAAAAAGTTGCCCCTAGTATCCTTGGAACTGTAGGTAGTATAATACCAGATGCTGGTGTATTAGGTCTTGTAAAAAATTTAATACATAAAGAACCTGATATTATAATATCTCCACAAGATAAAGAAACTGCCCTAATGTTGTTAGAGCAAGATATGGTAGAAATGCAAGAGGTATCAAAACGCTGGGAAAGTGATATGAAAAGCGATTCATGGCTTAGTAAAAACACACGACCATTGTCATTGATATTCCTTACTGTTATGTCTATAGCTTTTATATGGGTGGATAGTCACGAACATTTATCTTTCACGGTTGAACAAGAATGGATTAGTTTGTTAAAAACTTTAACTACAACAGTTTATGTAGCTTATTTTGGTTCTCGTGGGGCGGAAAAATGGAAAACTATAAGTAATAATAATTAAGTAAATAAACAATAATAATTAAATTAAATTAAAATGGCAGAACAAAATGCAAAAATAACTGACGAACAGTTAAAAGAAATTCAAGAAACTCAAGGAAAAGTAAACCAAATATTAAATAATATTGGTTTTGTTGAGGTACAAAAAAGTGCTCTTAAAGTAGAATTTAGCAAAGCTAATGAAGCGGCTGAAGACGTTAAAAAGAAACTAGAAGAAGAATATGGACCAATTAATATTGATCTAGCTTCTGGTGAGTACACTATTGTAGAACAAAAGGAAGAAGAAAAGTAAAAGTGAATAACGTTGTAAGAAAAATCAGTATTGGATCTGATTATAAAAATGACGCCATGCATTACTCTATTGGGCAACAAGTCTATGGAGGTCATGAAATAGCTTATATTATTCATGATATAAAAGATTCGTCTTACAATATTCATATAAAAAAAGGAGATGAAATATTGCCGTGGAAGAAGTTTAATTCTAACATGGCAATATCCATCGAATATGATTTAGAATATTAATGCAAAGTTTATATGATTTTATAGTAGAGCCGGTTGGTAATACTTATGAAAATGAAATAGATATAGAAAACGTTAAAATAATATTAAACACTAAAATTGAAAGTTTTAAATTTGTAAATAACGTAGCTAAAGTGATTGAAACTCCTTTAGCTTTTAAAACTGAAATAAAAAAAGGTGATATAATATTAATACATCATAATGTTTTTAGAACTTTCTATGATATAAAAGGTGTAAAGAAAAAATCAAGATCTTTTTTTCAAGATAATAAATACTTTTGTTCATTAGATCAAATTTATTTATATAAGAAAAACACAAAATGGATGTCTATAAACGACAGATGTTTTATAAAACCTTTAAAAAACGAAAGTAAATTTAAGGTTGAAAAAGAGCAAAGCCTTATTGGTATATTAAAAATAGGTAATAGCTCACTAGAAGCGCTAGGAATACACGAGGGTGACACCGTAGGTTATACACCATATGGTGAGTATGATTTTGTTGTTGATAAAAAGCGTTTGTATTGTATGAAATCAAATGATATTGTTATTAAATATGGATATAAAGGAAACAAAGAGGAGTATAATCCAAGCTGGGCGAGTAGCAGTTAAAGAATTAATTAAAGTTGCTAAAGAGCCTATTATAGATTTTGGACCAGACATATCTGCAGATCGTTTAAAAAACGCAGCCGCTACAAAAAAACTTTGTATTATGGATGCTTTTGAAATAACTAGTAGAATACAAGAGGAAGAAGATATATTAAACGAAAAACCTAAAGAAGACAAAGAAGAAAAAACTTTTAAAGGTTTTGCCGAAGGAAGATCTAAGTAATGTATAAGCAAACATTATTTAAAATATTAAAAGACCATATTAAACCTAAGGTTTTAAAGAAAAAAAATAGGTATAAAAAATGGGAGTACGGTTACAATGAAGAGTTTGATATAATTGTAATTAGTAAGACTGGTGAGATTGGTGAAATATACGAGATACAAAATCTTAAAATAGCTTTACCTAAACAATCAGAAAAAGTAATAAAATTTAAATCTAATAAATGGGAGAGAACTTTATTACCTAAAGCTTTTAAGAATATTAAAACTATATTTGACTGGGATGAGTATGATGTAGATTTTAAAGAAACTTGGTATGACTACATTGACAAAGAGTTTGATTACAGAGAAAAAGGATTTTGGTTTTATAATAAAGATGAACCTACTTATATTACTGGCACTCACTACATGTACTTGCAGTGGTCCAAGATTGATGTTGGGAAGCCAGATTTTAGGGAGTCAAACAGATTATTCTTTATTTTCTGGGAAGCTTGTAAAGCAGACACAAGATCATATGGTATTTGCTACCTCAAAAACAGACGGTCTGGTTTTTCATTCATGGCATCTGGCGAAACTGTTAACAGCGCAACAATATCAACAGACTCAAGATTTGGAATATTATCTAAGTCAGGACCTGACGCTAAAACAATGTTCACCGACAAAGTTGTACCGATCTCGGTTAATTACCCGTTTTTCTTCAAACCAATACAAGACGGTATGGACCGTCCAAAAACAGAATTAGCATATAGAGTTCCTGCAAGTAAATTTACTAGAAGAAAATTAGAGAACAATGAAACTCTTAGAGAACTTACTGGACTAGACACAACTGTTGATTGGAAAAATACAGGGGATAACTCTTATGATGGAGAAAAGCTAAAGCTTTTAGTTCATGATGAATCGGGTAAATGGGAAAGACCTAACAATATATTAAACAACTGGCGAGTTACTAAAACAACACTACGATTAGGTAGTAAAATTATTGGTAAGTGTATGATGGGTAGTACCTCAAACTCTTTAGATAAAGGTGGTGACAATTTTAAGAAACTTTATTATGACTCGGATGTTACCAAGAGAAACGCCAATGGACAGACTCGCTCAGGATTATATTCGTTGTTTATACCTATGGAGTGGAACTACGAAGGATACATTGATTCTTATGGCATACCTGTCTTCACTACACCGGAAAAACCAGTTGAAGACCCACACGGTACAAAAATAAATATAGGTGTTATAGAATATTGGCAAAATGAAGTAGATGGTCTTAAGGGAGATCAAGATGGTTTAAATGAATTTTATAGACAGTTTCCACGTACAGAAGAACATGCATTTAGAGATGAAGCTAAATCATCTTTATTTAATCTAACTAAGATTTATGAGCAAATAGACTGGAACGCTGATATTAAAAACAGTAGTGTAATAACTCAAGGAAACTTTCAATGGGTTAATGGTGTTAAAGATACTACAGTTCTTTTTAGCCCTACTATAAGGTAGATTTTTTATATCATGGGTGCCACAAAGTCATTTACAAAATAATGTAATATCTAAAAACGGTAGAAAACACCCTGGCAACGAACACATGGGCGCTTTCGGTTGTGACAGTTATGACATATCAGGTACCGTGGACAGAAGAGGATCTAATGGAGCATTGCACGGTTTGACTAAGTTTAGCATGGAAAACCATCCACCAAATCATTTTTTCTTAGAATACATAGCAAGACCTGCTACGGCAGAAATATTTTTTGAAGATGTTTTAATGGCTTGTATATTTTATGGCATGCCAATACTTGCAGAAAATAATAAACCTA